CATCTCTCGTTCCCACTTACGCTGTTCTCTTGCAAGCCGTTTGCTGACAATGGCGTCAAGTTCCTCTTGCGAGAAGGTCTTGCTGCTTTCTGCCTGCTCTGCTTCCGGCGCTTGTGCTTCTTCAGAACTCGGTGCGGCCGTCGCATCCGTTTCTGGCGCGGGTACTTCAGGTGCTGCTGGTACTTCCGCTAAGTTTTGAACTTCATCAGACATTGCATGATTCCTTAGAATCCCCGGTCTACTGGGCCGGTACAGTATAAATATACAGCTAAACCTTAAAGATTGCTACTGTTGATGCGACGCAGCAAACGGCAAGCGCGGGCAGCAGCCAATCCATTACTGCATCCATGTTCCACTACCACCGACCCAATATCGGTTAGCCATGAATGGTCACCTCAAAGAAACGCCCTGCCAATAAGCAAACGCACTTGATGGATGTTGCAGTGGCTTCAATGATTTCGCAATTGTCCATATCATCCTCACAAATTGTCGCTTCTGGAAACTTCGTACCAAGTCGAGCCACGTTTGATCAGCGTAATGGTGTCGCTGTTATTGTTAGCAAGGAATTCACCAGCCAATGCCATATTGCCAGTGCCGTCTTTAAACGTAATATCACGGCTTGAACTTGACGATGTCATGACAACAACTTGTTCTTCATAGCCGCCACTGATTGTATCCAGATCATCTGTCGCTGCTGCGCCTTCAGTATCCAATAGGATATACACAGGTGTTCTTGGATCATCAATGGTGATCGCACCGCTTGCAATTGTGTANCTTGTTGTCACTGGGTATAGCAATGCAACACCAGAGCCAAGTACGTTGCTAGCGATCATAACGTTTTGCGCCGCTACGTTTTTGTTAATTGCTGCTGGCGTTGACACCCCAGTATTGAGGTCAAGGAAAGCATTGCCTGTGATTACGCCGTTAGCGGCAGATGCAGTCATGCTAATCAGATAACGGTAGTTATTGGTTGAAAACAAGTTCCCAGTGATGGAAAAGCCCGTGACGCTGGTGTCAAGAAACAAACAATTAATATTTACGGATGTCGTTGTTGTGCCAACATCCTTAAACGTATTGTTTGCCACGATCAATTTCGAGCAATAGCTTACCGCTAAACAAGCTGCGCCGATTTGCTCAAACGTGTTGTTCACAAGACGGATTGACTTATCTGTGTTAGTAACAGCATAAACACCAGTTCGTGCATCTTTAATGGTGCTGTTTGTGATGTTGGCAAACCCCACCGTGTCAACCGTTATGGAATACGATGTATCGTTAGGCGTCGGAGCTGGCTTGCTGATATGGCATCCATCGACAAGCACGTAGTCTGTTGAGCGCAACCGCATATAGGTGTGGTGCTTAAACGTGCTGTTCACAACCTGAATTTGGTTGCATAGCTGGTGGTAGAAAAATTCACGAGTGTGCGTTACGTTGTCCGAATAAAGGTTGATGTTTTTGAAGATTCCCTTATCCAACCCAGTAATGCCAAACTCAAGCCCTGTAGAGTGATCGTTTGCATCTACATCAAGCCCATCCACTAACACAGTAGCGTTGTGATCAAATCCGTTCCAAATAGGTGAGGCATTGACACCTGAACTAACACTGTCGGCAGAAAACCCCCCTTCGCCACGCAGATAGCAGTTCAGTATACTAAAATTAAAGCCTTGATCTTGCGTCAGATTTTGTGCGAAGGGGTATCCATAATCGCCAACAAACAAGTTGTAACCCAATGTCGTGCAATCTGCGTAGCAATTATCTAAAACTACCCGCCCACTAGCACTAAAAGTAAAACCACGCTGGGGTTTTATAAAACCTGCTTTTTGATAGATCTTACAGTTACGAATAGTGATGTTGTGTGCATGCCAGGTTTGTGATGGCAACAGCGGCCAAGAAGGAGAGGACCAGTGCGCCGTGATGGCAAAGTTAGTCCTGCCAGTCACCACAACCCCTTCGACTATAGTATCCTCAACCCAGCCTCCAAGGTAAACACCTTTCACGTTCAGGGTACCGGATAGGTTGATTTCGATGCTTCCTTTAGCAAAGCAAAACTGCGTAATAGTCGGTGCAGCATCGTTAATGTCGTTACCGAACTGAATGCAACTGTTTTTGTCTCCAGAAGAACCTAGCGAAGTGGCTGAAGCGTTTATTGTAAAACTTCCTACAATACCGCTATTAATTGCCTTTCGAAACCAAAAACCACGCCCGTTTTCGCCGGATATGTCCATCGTAAAGACGGTTCCGTTGGCTACTTCGAGCGTAGTGTTGCTACCAAAAATCACTTCACCAACAATTTTGTATGTACCAGACGGAACAAAAATTTGACCGCCAACATCAGCGGCACTTTGAAACGCCGCGGTATCATTAGCTACCCCATCACCAACAGCACCGAAATCAAGCACACTTACTGGTGCGCCTTCAATCATCGAATAAGTTACTTTAGTTAGCGACATGATTTATCCTTCTTTGCTAAATGCTTGGACTTCGGCGTTAGTTAAGCGTTGAGGCCAATAATATATTTTTTGCAAAAGCATTGTTGCGGTTGACGCTCCGTTTGCACGAGTGCCAATTTGCATTCGTTGTTGTCCCACCGGAACACCACCCAAATTATCTGTTTGCGTAGCACTACCNATAACCGATGCCGCAAAACTGTCTAGTTTGTACGCCCCACAAATTCTTGCGACATTTCCGATTGGCACAGAACTGCCGCCAAGAGTCGAAACAGTGGTCGCAAGCGTCCTAATTCTGTTTAAATAAACTGTACCAGCCGAGGTAATGCGAACAGCATTTTCTTCTGCTTGTGTGGTATTCCCATCATCAGTGCAGAATAAAGTTTTATCAGAAGATACGTTGTCAAAGTTTATGATTTGTGCCGCAAACGTACCTTCTGTAGCATTAAACCAATCACTAAAGTTCGTGCCTGTCATCGTGGCAACATCAGCGTTGCGAGTCAGGCTGGTTGTCGTGGTAGGAATGTAGCTGGTGGGAAATGCAGCGGCCTCAAATTGACCACCCCAAAAAAATAGTCCTGATGCCCCATCACCTGTGTACGAATTAGCTCCAGCAGCGTCTAACAAAAAGACGTCAGCTCCTTTAATCGTTCCTGCGCTTGCCGTAGCCGTAAGCGTCACGCGATAAAAACCATTAGCAGCGGGTGAGATCGTTGCAGAAGCAGCCGACCATGAGGCTTGCGCTACTGGCGTTCCTAATGTTCCTGCCGACAAATCCACATCAACCCTAACAATGCCGTCAGAATAATCGGACATTTGCAATCTTGCTTTGGTTCGGGTTGATGCTTTTAGGTATACAGAATAGGAAATAACGCCTGTGCCAAACGTAACAATTTGCTCAACATAATGCGTGCTGGTTGCAGTGTTTTCAACGATCAAATCCGCTGTGGCTGTATTCCCTGGTGAATTTGTAGCATCAGCGGAAATCGTGCAGTTATTTTTGCTCCAACTGCCAGTCGTTAAATCTTCTGATTGAAGAAACAAATTGGTTCTTGCTTCCTCAATCAACAAACCTTTGCACACTTTGGTGACAGGATCATAGTCAAATCTAGGAAGATCAGCGTTTATCGCAACAACATAGCCACTTGAATTTGTCACCGTAGCTGTATCTAACGCACGGGTAAATGTGACCCTAGAATCCAAACTAGCCGTTGTAAAATCCAACGCAAGTTTTGGCAACACACGCTCAGTAGCGGTCAAACCAAAAGAGGGTGTAATCATTTATTCACCTGTCTGATTGTCCGTATTGATGAACGTGGTGTCGTTAGCCGCTTCAAACTGTTTTTGTATTTCAGCGTTGATGTGGCTGATTAAAGGAGCAGAAATCTTAAACGGCAAATTAACAAGCCCTTCGTTAACAACTTCAAGCTGCTGAGGGGTAAACGAAATATGTACTTGCTTCATTTAGTTTGCCACCACTAATGTTCTAAAACCAGTTCCACCGCTGTCGGGTGCGCCTTGTAATACTTGCTTAACCGTTCCGTTAACCATGATGGAAACAGGATTTACATCAAATCCGTTAAGCAAAATAGCAGACGTTCCAGAAGGCAAATAATTAAAAGCAAATCTATTGTCTGAAAGTTTGCCAATTTCCCATGTGTCGGTATTTCTATCGGCAAAAAGAATAGTGGATTGTTGTGCAACAGCTAAACCCGAGTCTATTCTTAGTGCCATTTTGTAATCAACTTGATTAGCAAAACCAAGAATAGTATTCTTTCCAACAAATCCTTTTACAAACAGCCCGATAGCTGTAGCATCAGCAATATCAGCAAAAATTGGGTGTGAGCCTGTCACACTTATTACACGGGATGAATTTGATTCATCTCGTATAGCTGAAAACTGAAATGGCTCAACAAGGTCAACACTTGACCCCGGGTTTTTTTTAAACAAAATACCATTTGTATAAGCACGAGAGATAGCAACGCCAGTATCCCACCATTTAACCCCAGTATCATCATTCGCCCAAGTCATAATGGCGGCAGTGGTGCGGAATAGTGAACTATTATGGGCAACAATTTCAATTCCGTTTTTTCTCGCCGGAAATAACCCACTCCAAGGATCAGGATTAAAACCTTCGGTATTGTTTACTTCAAATTCTGCCGCGCGAACAATTCCATCCAAACCTGATGGGTCTTGTAATGCCAATACGTTAATGCCCCACAATCCACCTCTAGTAGCTGAACTAGAGGTAAAAAATGTTCCTGCAACAAAATCGTTCGCACCAGGAGTTGCTACGTCATTAGGGCCAACAACAACTTTAATGCCCGCGTTTTGCCCTGCTACGTTGGACGCTAAATTAGAAATGATCGCAAACGGGCTATTTAACGCAGGTAAATTGTCTGTCATAGACAATTTAGACATATTGCTGCCGTTTAACTTTGCCGAAGAAGCTACCCACAAGATATTTTTTGTGCTGGTAACGGCTGTGACAACATAATCGCCAGCAGGCACTAACACAAGGCCATTATCACTAACAGCGTTAATTGCGTTTTGAAACGCGGTTGTATCATCAGCAACCCCATCGCCAACAGCACCAAAGTCTTTGACGGAAACGGTTTCACGTAGTTTGGCTTGGACGTTGGTAACAACAGCCCCTGTGCCAGCTGGTTCATAGGCAATCGCAACAGCGTTGCTGCCAATCGTTGTCAGCGTTTGAGCCGACACAAATTTAACGACAGCACCTACGTGCAGCCCAGACGTAAACGTGACGGTCGTGGGGTCAGTCTCGACGTAGCTGTAAGAGCCGCCTTCGACTTGGTTCACGCCATCCACGTACACCACCAAGCTGTTTGTGCCTGGTTGGTACTGCATGGTGGTCAACGTAAATACCGTTTGGCCAGCCGTAGCAATTTGCACTTCGTCAGACGTGACAAAGTTAACAAAATTAGAGTTAACCCCAATAATATTGTCCCAACTTCCGATCAGCACATCGTTGGCGTCGTACAGCACAAACTTGTAAACGGAACCGTCAGTCAGCCAGATCTCAGCTGGTACTCGACCGCCAGCATTAAGAATAATGGGATTGCTATTAGCTGTACCGCCAGAGGAACTGGTAAATGTGGCTTGCGGTGTGGTTGTGCCGGCCGCAAAAGTAAACAGCTTNCCGCCTACCAGCGGGTTGCCGTTGTTGTCAAAGAACTGACCGGCTACGCCGCCGACAGGAGAAATATTAACAGCCATGTCTACACTCCAAGGTTCCCGGCGGCGATAAATTCATTCGCTGCCGGTGAAATCAGGCTAATGACCGCGTGTTGCCCCATCGTGGAAAACAATCCAGAATACGAGTTCAACGTCTGGCTGTTGGGCGCCACCGTCACCTTGCCCGTACCGCCCTGAATGATCGTCACGTTAAAGCCCGCACCCAGACCAGAAGCACAATTGATCGTGACTGCCGAACTGTTGGTGCAGTAGATGATCTTGCCGTTATCAGTGGCTGACAGCGTGCGGGAGGTGGTGGCTTCGGTGATGATCACGCCTGTCAGCAGTTGCTGGGCGGTGACTCGCTTGGTGGTGCTGCTTTGTACGGCGGGCAAAATTTCCGCCAAAGTTAACGGTGTTGTTACCGCTGGGAGGGCGCTAATTTTTGCGTCAGCCATGACTTACTCCAAGAGGATGAAACCACCGTTTTCTTGCACGAGGTTAGCACCCGATTCAGTTTCTAAATTGCCTGTAATGACGTCACGAGCGTAGCCCGCAACGAAGGAAATGACGCTGCCAAGACCAATGGCAACTCCATTGCGTAGCGCCACACCCCAACTCATCTGATATTCACCGGTTTGGCATACACCGTACCGCCTGCCGACACCTGAATGGCGCTCACACGCCACGGTGCGCCTGTACCTTCAGGCACAGCAAACGGAATCGGCGTAAACGCAGGGATCGGGGTGCTGGCAGTCGTTGCCGTCACGCCCACACCGACCGCTACATAGCACGGCTCAGTTGCCCATACCACCACGCCTTGCGCGCCAGGTGGCCAAGCAGTGGTTGAGCCTGCCGTACCGGTAAACGCAACGTTGTAGGCGGGGTAAGTGGCATCAGCCAATGGTTTTAAGAGTTCCAAGATAGGCTCCTTAAGCCAAGAACTTTAACTTGTAGATCGTGGACAAGTACAACGCCACAATCTCGTCAATGATGTTTTGCAAAGCAGAGTCTTCTTTCTTGACCGCTTTGTACCGCATGTCTTCAATTGTAGCCAAAGAATCCTGCAAAAACTCAACAATATTGGTGGTTTTCTTTGCAGATTGTAGTGATATTGGCCCAATTAAGCCATACCTGCCTTGGTAGGCTTCAGCCAAATCGTCAGCCAGATCAATGATACCGGTGTAAAACTTGTTCAGCGCCTTGTGTTTGGCGTAGCTGCGGGTGTTCAGATGCACTGAGTGCGCCACATCACGTGCCAAAAACAGGTTTCCCATCAAGACTTCGCAGGTCATTGCATGGCTCCGGGCGGTAATTGTTCAGGTGGCGGCATCATTTCAGGCTGCATTTCAGCCCCCATTGGCATTTCAGGCGGCATTTGTTGCGCTGCCACCATATCGCCTGCGGTCATCACGTCACGAAGCGTCTGCATGACTACCTCTTGCACTTGCTCAGGCGTCATGCCAGCCGAAATGGCGCTAATTCGCTTGGTTTCAGCGTTGTACTCTTCAATGCGCAGCTTCTGGGCTTCCATTGACTTGTTTACGCTACTGAAGCATCTGATACATCTGCTCCATCTCTTGACCCATCGCCTGAATCTGCTGGTTAGCCGCTTGCAGCGCAGGATCTTCGTCTTGATCCGCCAACACAGCCGGGTCAATGGTCTTGCGCAGACGCTCGGCCATCTCTTCAGCACCTGGCCAGTCCATGTTCTTGACAAACAGGTCGCCAGCCACTGCCCACAAGTTTGGGTTGCCTTGCAGAATTTGACTCATGGCGTCCATTGCTTCCTGACGTTTGGTCATGTAGGATGGGCCAGTAGTCACCACGACATCGTACTTACCGACACCCGGGTTGTAGATCTTCTCAATCACTACACCCATCTCGTCCACAATCTTGCGCACGGGTTCTTGCTGCTCGGGGTCGATCTTGACCATCCCCGTCTCGCCGTCCAGCCCAATGATGCGGGCGATCCGCTTGGTGTCGTAAATCTTGGGGATCAGATCGACCAGTTGACGGGTCACGTAACGCACAGCACGAGCCAAGTTGTCCACATAGTGATACGTACCAACGTCAGCCTGCTTCTCACGAGCCAAAATGGCACGTCCAGAACGCTCGTTAGACGTTTGCCCAAGGCTTGAGTCATACTGCCCTGTGGTCGATTTAATNTCGTCTGANGCCCCCATTTTGGCCTGAATCAAGCCAGTTTGGGGCAATGGTGGGGGCGCGCGTTGTGGCAAGGGCAAAACAGCACCATTGCCGTCCGTCACATCCGGATTGACCTCCAAATACGGCCAGTTGGTCGTGTTGGCGGTCTTCCACTGATGTTCATAGCCTTCAAACTGCCCGCCGTAGCCAATAAACGGCGCTTTAGGCGCCAAAGCCAGCATCTCTGCCTCTTGGCTTACCCAATAGTTGTACATGCGCTGGGCGTCTTTGGCGTTGCGCACAATGCCACTGATATAGATGCGACCATCGACCTCAAACTCGTTGCCGATCACACGAATGACAGGAATCCATTTGCCTGCCCATTCGCGCTCTTCCAGCACCTCGTAGCCGTTGGTTTTCATCCACATCACGCGCCTGCGGTCAACATCACGGCTGCGTGAGGCTTTCAGCCCCATCGCGCGCAGTTCTTTGTCTTCGCGTGAGCCTTCAAACACGGTCACTTCGCCAGGATAAAGCAACAGCTTGGCTTTTTCGTGCTTGATGTAGAAATATTCCGCAATCCGGACGGTTTCTTCGCTTAACCATTGCTGAATCGCTTGATCGCCCACCCCTTGCTGGAGCAAACTGCTTACAGGCGAGGCATCNGGGTACATCCGTTCGTATTCGGCTTTGGTGACGTCTTCGGTAATGAAGCACCACTCCGCATCCGAGCCGCATGGGTCTTGAATCATTGGATCCATGTAGACCGAGAAGCTGTTGCGGATGCGGCCAATGCGAATGTCTTGGTCAAACGAGTCTTCGTCGCAGTATTCGGTCAGAATCCGAATATAACCTTCGCCATAGGTGACTTGATTTTCACAAGCCGTGTCGTAGGCGACATCCGCATCCGACATATACTCAATGTGGCGCACCAGGCCGTCGTAAATCTCAGCGACCTCTTGATCCGCCTCATCGTTGGCAGGAATGACCTTGCCAGACGGGCGATTTTGACGCTGATCGTTTGTGACTTGCTTGACGTGCTGCGGCAGCTTGTTGATCGTCAAACAGGGCCTAGCGTTAATCGTCTGCCCTTGCACCGCACCACGGGTAGACAGCACATCTGACGGCCATTGCCAGCGATTGTCTGGACTGCCTGCCATAAAGCGCAGATCGTCCAGTTCGTTGCTGCGCGAATCACTATAAGCGCTAGACGCCACCGTTAGCCGGTGGCGCATTGTGGCTAGAAGGTCTTCTTTTTCACTCATCAATCACACCCAGAATGTGGGCCTCACGCATGACGAGGTATTCCTCGCCTTCAAATTGTACGTCCTGACCGATGTTATCTCCAAACAAAATACGCATACCAACGTCGGTTTCAATTGCTTGAGGGCCTTTTGCCACAATCACGCCCGTTCCGGTCTGTTTGGCTCGCAACAACGCAAATAGCGCGTGCTTTTCCATGTCAGGCTTTACAAACAAACAATCTTGGCGTGGCATTAGATTCATTTTTTCCCTCGTTTCATGGTAGTAGATTTNNTAGCNGCTTGNCGNTGTNNNGANTANNNNATGGCAACCGCTTGCTTTTGCGGTTTGCCCGCTGCCATCTCAGCCTTCACATTCTTGCGGAAAGCGTCCTTGCTAGCTGATTTGACTAATGGCATATTACGCTCCCATCCAAGAAGTTGCAACACCTTGCGCACTGTAGCCGCGCAGCTTTACGCCATTTCGCTGGCTTGCTTCCATTCGATGCGCAACCGGAAAGGCAAAGGTGACGGCCAGTGCATCCGCCGCATCGGGCGAGGCCAACCCACGGGCTTTCATTTCTTTCTTGCCTTCCAAGAAAATCGTACCACGGCTGTCGGGCTTTTTGGTGGGGCCGGTCAAATCCGCCTTTAACTGTCGATCCTTGGGGATGCTAGCGGATCTCAACCACTCGCGCATCTCACCCCACATCTGCGCCCGCTTGTTGCCCCACATGAGCGGCTTGCTTGACTTGGCGCCAAAGTTGACACCCCGTACCTTATACCGTTGCTCGGTCAG